AATCTTTATGCTGAAAGAGAAGATGGGTTGCTCAAGCACCGTCGTGCTTTAATTGGCGTTCCTCGCAAGAATGGAAAGTCAGCACTGATTGCTTCTCTGGTTTTAGAGCAAATTGTTTTAGGTGTTAATGGAGGCCAGATCTATTCTGCAGCAGCAGATAAAGAACAGGCTCGTATCATTTTCAAAACGGTAAAGAAGATGATTGAACTTGAACCAGAGTTAAAAGACATGTTAGAAGTTTATCAGAATACTATCTATAACCCTATGACAGGTTCTGTTTATAGAGCATTATCATCTGAATCCTTTACAAAAGAAGGTTTAAACTCTACTTTTATTGTTATAGATGAGTTACATGCACAGCAAAATAGAGAACTTTACGATGTTTTATCTCTATCTATGGGTGCAAGATTAGAGCCAATGTTGGTTGCAATCACTACAGCAGGTACTAAATATGACTCTGCAGGTAAGGATTCTATTTGTTTTCAGATGTATAACAGAGGAATTCAGATAGCAAAAGGTGAGATTGAAGACCCTTCTTTCTTCTTTGCCTGGTATCAAGGTGATGAAAAACTCAATTACAAGGATCCTAAGAACTGGTATTTAGCAAATCCTTCAATGGGCGATATCGTTTCTGAAGAGGATATGAAATCTGCGTCATTGCTTACACCTGAATCAGAATTTAAAACTAAGAGATTAAATATCTGGACCTCTACAGGTCAATCTTGGATTCCGTCAGATGCTTGGGATGCACTGCTACTTAAGGATAGAGAAATCATTCCTGGAGAAGATGTTATCTTGGCCTTTGATGGTGCTTTTTCAAACGACTCTACTGCTATAATTGCCTGGTACTTAGGTGGAGAAAAGCCACACTTAAAGATAGTAGGCTTGTGGGAACTACCAGAAGTAGACCCAGATCCACTTTGGTCAGTGCCAATTGCAGAGGTTGAAAAGACTATTATTGATACTTATAGAGATCCAAATATAAGTGTCAGAGAAGTTACCTTTGATCCTGCTCGTTGGTCAAGAACATTTATGTTACTTGATGAGGAAGGTATGCCAGTAGTTTCTTATCCAAACTCAGCAGAGCGTATGGTTCCCGCAACACAGAAATTTTACGAGGCAATTATGAATCAATCATTTACTCATGATGGTGATGAAAGACTTGCCAGACATATATCAAACACAGTTACCAAGACTTCTTCAAGAGGTCTGATGGTAGCAAAGGCTACAAATAAGCGTAAGATTGACGCTGCTGTAGCAGCAATATTTGGCTATGATCGTGCAACAGCACCAAAGCCACCTAAACAACCTGTCGCAAGGTTTCATTCAATATAGGAGCATAATGAAAAAACTAAAAATAGACTGGTCAGTAATAACAGAGGTTACTGGCGTAGGTCTTGCAACATATGGACTTTTCCTAATCTTTCCACCAGTTAGTTTTATAGCATTAGGCTTATTTTTAGTTTATATTACGGAAAAGGAGTAATCGTGGCAATTGCAGGCATATATAACTTTACTCTTGACCAAGGTTCTACATGGACTCTACAAATAGTCTACAAGGATTCAAACGGGAACCCAATTAACTTAACTGGCTATACGGCAGAGATGCAAGTTCGTCGTAAGTTTGATTCTGATACTGCTGTTTTGACTTTATCAACTTCAAATGGTGGTATTACAATCGTAGGTGCTACAGGAACATTAAATTTAATTGCAACAGATGAGCAAGCAGCCATTGATCCAGGTCTTTATGTTTATGATTTAGAACTAAGCACTGGTGGAGTTAGAACTCGTTTAATTCAAGGAACAGTAACAGTAAGTGGAGAGGTAACAAGATAATGTCGTCAATATCAAATCAAGTAGTTGTTAACGAAACAAATAACCTTGTTACAGTAACTGCACCTGGCCCACAAGGTGGAGCAGGTCCTACTGGAGCAACAGGCTCAACTGGACCTACTGGAAGTACAGGTGCAACTGGTTCAACAGGAGCAACAGGAAGTACTGGACCTTCAGGTGCAACAGGATCCACAGGACCCGTAGGTCAAACTGGATCAACTGGTGCAACAGGACCTCAAGGAGTTACAGGTGATGTAGGACCAACAGGTGTTACAGGACCCGTAGGAAGTACAGGTTCAACTGGACCACAAGGAGTGACTGGCGACACTGGAGCAACTGGCGTAACAGGCCCAGTTGGAAGTACAGGACCTACAGGCCCTATTGGTGTTACTGGAGATACAGGTCCTACAGGAGTTACAGGACCAGTTGGAAGCACTGGAGCAACAGGTAGCACTGGTGCGACTGGAGCGACGGGACCTACAGGAGCCACAGGAGCAGACGGTGGATCATCTAACTTCTATGACTATAAAGCAAAAACAACTATTACTACAGGAGATCCTGGTAATACACATCTTATTTGGAACAATGCAACACAGATATCTGCAACACAAATCAATGTAAGCCATATTGATAAAGATGGTTTTGACATTGATATCTTCTTGGCTTTGATCAAGACAGACGATACTTTAATTATTCAAGATGCCTCATTATCTGACAACTATCAGAAGTGGACAGTATCTGCAACACCAACATTACAAACAGGATATGTTGAGATTCCAGTAACACTTGTAACATCAGGTGGAACAGGAACAACTAACTTTTCTAATAATCAAGATGTTCTTTTTGTAGTATTTAGTGCAGGTATCGTTGGCCCTACGGGAGCGACAGGCCCAGTTGGTGCCACAGGAAGTACAGGAGCCACAGGACCTACAGGTGCCACAGGCGTAACAGGAGTTACTGGAGATACTGGTGCCACAGGTTCTACAGGACCACAAGGCGTTACTGGTGACATTGGTGTTACTGGTGTGACAGGTCCCGTTGGTGCCACAGGTGCTACTGGTTCACAAGGTGTAACTGGAGACACAGGCCCTACAGGTGTTACTGGTAACACTGGACCAACAGGTCCTACAGGTGTTACTGGCGATACAGGAGCAACAGGAGTAACTGGTGTAACTGGAGACACAGGCCCAACAGGGCCTACTGGTGTAACTGGTGATGCTGGAGTAACTGGTGCCACAGGACCTTCAGGTGCTGCTGGTGTTACAGGAGATACTGGACCAACTGGTCCTACAGGTGTAGGAACTACAGGTGCTACTGGACCAACAGGTGCAACTGGTGCGACTGGTGCCACAGGCCCAGATTTTGCGGGATACGACAGAGTAATCTATGTATCAGGAACAGATGGAAATGATACAACTGGAAACGGCGATTTAGTAAAGCCAGTAGCAACAATTACAAAGGCTTTAACATTAGTAGATTCTACAAGAAATACACTTATAATCTATCCAGGAACATATGTAGAAAGTCCTACTCTTCCAGCATTTGCAGGCATTAATATATCTGCAGTAAATATTGAAGGTGTTGGTAATAGCAATATCTATATAAATGGAACATTAACAATAGGAACATCTGCAACAAATGCAACAATAAATGGATTAGTTATTGATACTCTTGATGTTACAGGAACTGCTAATGCATATGTAAATAATTGTTCTGTTCAACTTGCAACTAATAAGAGTTCTAGTGGTAATTTATTTGTTAAAGGTGCAAGAAATTCAATTACTTCTACAATATCAGTTACAAATTCTGGACAAACTCGCCATGATGAGTGTGCTTCTGTAGGTATTCCTACAATTAATAGCGCTTTTGCAGTAGTTACTTTTAGAAATGTTCAAAGTATTGGTACTGTAACTAATACAAATGGTTTCACATTCCTTGTTGATTCATCAGTATTTTCTGCTGCTACATATCCAGTTACTTCTGCTGCTGGACAACTTGCAATGTTTAATACTCAGGTATTTAATTCAGCAGGAACTGTAACACAACCAATTAATGTAACTGGTGGTAACTATTCAATAATTAACTGTCCAATTAACTTTGATACTTCTCTATTTTCTGGTGGAACTAATTTAAGTATACCTACAACAATTGGGCCAATTAGATCAACTGGTCAAATAACTGCTGATCTTAACACCACTGGTGGAGGAATTTTTATAAGCAAGGGATTAAATAGAAATCTAACAGGAAATATTGCTATTGGAGGAACTACTACACTTAATGCTACTACAACTGGTACTGGAAATATTGCAGTTGGAGTCAATGCACTTCAATCCAATACAACTGGTTCTACAAATCTTGCAATTGGTGAAGAAGCACTTCTTTCTAATACAACTATAGGTAACTCTCTTGCAATTGGTTATAGAGCACTAAGAGGACAAACAACAGGCTCAGGAAATATTGCTGTTGGTCCAAATGCTTTGCGAAATGCAACATCAGGCACAAATATGGTTGCATTTGGTGCTAATGCTTTAGAAAATCTTGTAACTGGTTCTGGAAATATTGGAATTGGAGCAAATGCACTTCTAAATGTTGATGGTGTGAATGGTAATACAGCAATTGGTAACGCTGGTCAGATCTCAAACTTTAATGGAGGATTTAACACTAGCGTTGGTGGAGCATCACTGATTAATATTATTGCTGGTACAGGAAATACTGGAATTTCACAAGGAACATTACAAAACCTAACAGATACAATTGCATCAACTGGGACAATCGTTCCAGGATCTGGCTATACTGATGGAACATATACAAATGTTAATTTGACTCCTGATCACTTTACAAACTTTACTGCAGGAAACCTTACTGCAGATATCACAGTATCAGGTGGAGCAGTAACAGGAGTTACTATAGTACTTGGCAGAGGTGTTAGAAATGGTGCAAATCTTACAATTCTTGCTTCTACAGCACCTGCAGGACTTTTGACTGGTACAGGATTTAGTATTCCTGTAACAGCAGTTAATGTTTCTTCGTTTAATACTGCAATAGGAAGAAACGCAGGAAGAAATGGCTACCAATCAACAAATAACACATACATTGGATTTGAAGCAGGATCAAATGCTACTGGCTCACGAAATCTGTTCCTTGGATATCAAGCAGGGCAGAATGAAACAGGCAGCGATAAACTCTATATAGATAATAGTAATACAACAACTCCACTTATTGCTGGAGATTTTTCAGCAAATACTGTGACAGTAAATGGAACATTAACAGCAACTTCACATATTACTGCTGGTGGAACATCTAATCAATTTGTTAAAGGTGATGGATCATTATCTTCAACTCAACAAGGAGATTGGATTGGATATGCTATTTCTACAATAGGTATACCTACTCACTTTGGACCAATTGGAGAGGCTCTTACAGATAGTGCACAAAGAGACGAATTAGCATTTAGAACCTCTGCTGGAGAAGTAGTACTAAGAGATGTTGGTTCATTTACATCTAATATTTATTCAAATGGTCATGGTCCAGTTGGTGGATCAATGGTGTATTATGGATCTTATTCTTCACCTGGAACAAACAACACACTAACAAATTGTTTCTTCTCAGCAAATGCCACATTTGGTTTTTGGTTTAGAAGAAATGGTGCTCCAGCCTCCGCAACACAAGTAGTTGCTGCATATGTAAGTGCACAATATAACTATGGTGCTGGTGGATCTGGTAAATTTAATATTACATCATCAGGAACTCTGGATGTTCAACCATACTTTAATGGTTCTACTGGAACTGCTCTTACTTCAGCAAATGTTTGCGATAACCAATGGCACTTTATAGCAGTTAGCAGATCTGGTTCAACATTATCACTATATGTAGATGGAGTTCAGGTAGCAACAGCCTCAGACTATAATGCAACTGGAACTACATCAACTCATTCAGTTGATACAGGATTTACTGGAGCATTTATTGGTACTGAAATAGGTTGGAACTCATCAATGACTTCTGGACAAATGGCAGCATGGTATGCGACCAAATGATGGTAAAATTAACTAAGGGAAAAGGGTAATCAAATATGAGTCTATCTAAAAGACTAAAGGCTTCTGGTGAAGCCAGAGATATGAACAGTCAGTATATACTTCCATTGATTCCACCTCGTCCTTTATTTGGTGTAGCCAATACAGGTACATATGTTGATACAGAGTCTGCTATTCGTACATCTACCGTTTATGCATGTGTAAGACTACTTGGAGATACTATTTCTTCATTGCCAATGGGTGCATATGTACGCAGAGGCCGTAATCGTTTATCTTATGCATCAGTTTATGGAGATGTTCCAGCATGGATTAATACTCCAAACCCAGAACAAACAAGACTAGAATTTATTGAGCAAGTAATTACTTCTATGCACCTACATGGTAATGCATTTATTTTGACGGTACGAGATGATAACAACGAAGTAACAGAACTATATGTACTAAACCCAAATGAAGTAAGAATTGAAAGACCTATTCCAGGAGAACCACTTGT